TCAGCGTAGTTCATGCCATTGGGCCTCGCGCCATAACACCTTTGGTAGCTGCGCCAGTACCACGGATTTTGATACCGCTGGTCTTAACAGCATTGTTGCTACCAATTGAAACGCCATCCATTGGAGACCAATCAGGATTATTTTCACGCTTGGGCGCACGTTTGCCGGGATTTGATTGGATAGGCTCTGCCTTACCTTTCATGTTGTGCGGCGCTGCATAAGTAGCAGCATCGCCAACTTCTTTACCCATCATCTTTTTGCTGTATCCCATATCAGCCTCCACGCTTGTAGGTGAACGAAGACTTTTTCTGATTGGCAACTTTAGCCAAACCACGGCCAAGCTGTTTCATTTGAAGGTTGGTCTTGCCACCTTTAGCCATCTTTTTTGTGCCGTGCATAGAAGCTTCATGGCCTTTGACAGCACGTTTTGCTTCAGATTTTGCAATGCCGCGAACTTTTTTTATTTCCATCATTCACTCCTAAGTCGGATTAACCTCTACTGTACCAACACTTGTCGTTGCAACCAAGTTATTTGGAGTCAAAGCATTATCAAAATCCCTTGCTCCACCTACTGGATACCACCCCCACTGAATGTCTCTTGAGCCACCAGTCGGGTATCCACCAAAACCCGATAGGTTGTCCTGCAATCCATTCACCCCAGCCGTTACATAGGTCGTATCTCTGCGCGGTGACCTCAAAGCTTGAGGATCCTCCACAGGGTACATACCCAACAACAACTGAGGATGATCTGGATCCCAGCACTCAGGACAAACTTTTAACTCGTGCCGCTTGGTCTTGACCACCTCGGTCTTGAGAGTTTTTAACTTGAACTGTTGCCCACACCGATCACACTCAGCAATTGCAAACTTGCCTGATGAGTATGTATTACCCATTAGGGCGTACTCCCACCAATAAATTGTTGGCGTGGCACAAACCGCAACGGCGCTTTTTCGTGATCTTCACCTGCCGCCAAGTCAAATTGCTCGTTGTATGCCTGCTTGAGCATCTCCATACGGGGCATCAATTCAGGCACTTTCATGGCAATGTAGTAGGCCAAACCAGCTACCACACAAGGCAGAAAACGGAAATTCATGTCTGCAATCTGTATGCCCGAACCAGCATCTTGGATGCGGCGCATACGGTAGTAGACGAATTCATATGAAGTCGAGTTATCTGGCGTAGGCCAAACAGTAACCGCAGGAAGCTGCGGCACAAACACCGCTGTGGCAGTCGTATGCGAAGCCGCTGTAGTGTTGTTCTGCCCACGGAAGCAGCCGCCAACGTCATTGCCTGAGATGTAACCGTAGTAAATCACCTCATTGTCCAGTTTGATGTACCCAGAAGAAGCAAGCCCCTCTGTGGAACTCAAAGTAATCATGGTCGCGGTACTGGTAACGCTTCCATTTGTGGTCAATGTGGTTGGATTGGTTTCCCCAGACAAACGCTGAATCCAAACTTGAATAGGCCGAGCCTGTTGCAGCTTGTTTGGAATAGTGGCGTAGGTAGAAACACTAATACGCGAGATTGTCAGGTCAGCCTGTGTGGATGAACTGTTTGCGCCTGTGCGAATCACATGATCCAGCAGATCAATAGTATCCAATGGCAGCGGATAAGTGTTCAATCCGGGTGTCAGGGGGAATGAGCCCGCCTCAATCGTCCACATATTCAGGCCACGATTAGCCCACTCAATCGTCATCAGATTCATTGACCTGCGAGCAGTACGCAAGTCATAGCCCGAACGCATTTCACGGCCAGCACGTTCCCACGCTTCTTCAGCGATCTCGGTGAACTCCATGTTGAAGAGGGATGTGCCAGTGGTGTATGCCATTATCTAAACCCTGCCGTTTTCTTTGCAATTTTCTTTGGTTGCGCCACAAACTGTTTGCCCTTAGCTTTACCAGCACGTTTTGCCTTGGTTGTCGCAGCATACTCTGCTGGTGACAACGATTTGATGGCCGCTTCTGGCAAATAACGTTCGCCCGTTTTGGACGAAGGCTTCCCCGACTTGGTACGCCATTTCTGGTCGCCCCAGTTTTTGAGGGAAGTCTGCGGAGCTTTCAATCTCGGTAGCCCCCGCCCGCTGCTTTATATTTTTTAGCTACAAGTTGACTTTTTCTGGCTGACCATTGGCCTGCGCCCGTGCCGTGAGTAGCCGCCGCCTTCACCTGAGACACAATCTTTTTGCGAAGATTGGGCTTGGTGTAGTTACCAGCAGCGTTAACCTTTCCACCTTCTTTGTACTCGGTGAAATCGGTGTCATCACGCCTAGCCTTCCTCACCCCTTTGGGCATTTTGGAAGGATTTATTGAACCCATGCCACGGCTTGCTCTCATTTTTTATTACCTTTAATCGTTTTTTTGGCTAAAAACAATTTATCAACCATCTTTACCCGTTGAGGCTTGGTTGTAACTTTGTTGATAATACTCAGCCGTTTGGACGTATCTTTGCCTGCTTCATAAAAGCCAGCCTTTTTTAAAGATTTAGCCACTCCAGCTTCAAGTTTTGAGGTCGCCATAGCATTCACCTTAGCAGGCTTTACCGCCTTTTGCGAGCATCTTGCCTTTGGTCTTGCCCTTTTGAGCAATACCATCAGCACGGCTGGAAGCAGAACCACCCTTGGCATAAGACATACCGCCGCCCATCATTTTTTTAGTCATTCCGCCATGAGCCATTTTGCCCTTGCCGTCCGCAGCAAACGCCGGAACTTTTTTGCCGTCTTTCACAACCATAGGCATACCGCCACTAGCCATTTTTTTCTTACCCATCATCTCGGCCATTTCGTGCTTGACCATAGACTTAGGAGCGCCCTTAGCTTTCATGAAGCTAACTTCTTTCTTCATCATGCCTTTAGATTCTTTCATTTCGTCACCTTTAAAAGTTTGGCCTTTACTGGCCTTGCTGAACTCTTTGGCAACCTTTACAGGAATGCCTGCCTTTTTCGCAAATGCTGGGTTGTGGGCCGCAGCATCCATGAATTTCTTTTGCTTTGCAGATGTGGCTGGCATAGTCAGACCATCATTCCACGGGTCTTGCCGCGCTGGGCGCAACCATCTGCACGTTTACTGGCGCTGGAAACGCTTCCACCTTTGGCAAAGTTTTTTGCCATAGTAGTTTTGGTCGTTGGTGCTTTAGCAGCCTTGGCAGCAGCTTTACGGTCAGCAATTTCTTGCATAACGTCAGCAGGAGCAGGCGCATTCGTACCACCCATTTTTGCTTCTGCGCGATACTTCGCGGCTTTTTTGTCGTCTTCGTTCATGATTAGCACATCTTTCCGCGAGTTTTACCCTTTTGGGCAATGCCATCGGCGCGTTTGGAAGCAGAGCCGCCAGAAGCCATCTTGACCTTACCACCTGATTTCATACCTGACAAAGCTCCAAGGCCCGGGCCTTTACCATCAAAACGCCGAGCAGGAGTTGTGCTGACATTTCTGGAATCTTCGTAATTCTGGGCAGCAGCGGCACGGCGAGTAGCCTCTTCCCTTGCTTCCTCCAGCATACTTTTTTTCCTTGGAACAGGAGGTGGTCTATTAGCTTCCATAGCAGCACGATTGGCTTCTGCTTGGCGACTTGCTTTCAATGCGATATCGCCCAAGCTAGATTTACCACTGATGCTGGAATTTTTGTACTCGGGGGCTGGAGTCATAGGAAATTCTTGACTGGCTTTAGGCTTCATCTTCTTTGCAGGCGCTGAGTCCTCTTCCTTGTACTTGGTGTTGTATTTTTTGCCGTTAAATTCGAACTCTTTTTCGCCGCGTTCGCGAGCAGCTTTAAATTTTTTTTGGAATGAACTGAGTGCCATGATTATTTATCCTTTTTGAATAAGTTGGTCAATTTTTGCTTCAAGGCGGTTAAACCGCTGGTCAATGTGATCAGTAATTCTCTGAACTTCTGCATTAGTTGCGTAATCACGGGCAATCTCCTCGCGTGTTTTGTTTAACAGGATATTCAATCTATGCAATTCATCAAACTTTTCTCGGATGAAAAACCACAAAGCTCCCATGACGAGAGACAAACCAGCAGACCAAATAGTGTTGATGTCCATGTCAGATTTTTTCCTGATTCTTTTCTTTGTATGCGTCCCACTCAGGCGCGTCTGCTGAAGCAAACAAATATTGAGCAGCAAACTCCAAAAGCATTGGATCATCACGAAAATGCCCCAAGCCTCTGTTGCAATGATTGCACAACATTCCTCTAATCTTCCTTGTTTTGTGATCGTGGTCAACCACAAGCTTTCCATCGTCACCGCAAATCACACAATTCATTACTGTTGCTTTAATGTCGGCTAGAACTTCATCAGAAATAAAATCCCGAAACTTGCCACGGCAATTTGCATTTCTGTACCCCGAACGACAAGCACGACACCAGCTATCCAAGCCATTACGTTTTTTGTTATGCAGCGGAAACGCCTCAGCAGTAGCTGGCTTCTCTACTTGACATTTGGTGCAGGTTAACAGTTCCATACTCTTAACGCCTTATTAATCCTCGAATTTGGGTCGCTTGCGGTCTTGGCGCTCGTATTCTTCTTTTTGTGACCTTCCATCCTTGCACAAAAAGAGTCGCGCCGTTTGCCGCCCTCTGGTTGCGGAGGCTTCAGATTCATGCCTTCTTTCTTGGCAGAGGCGCGACCCTTGGCGTTCAAGCCACCCTTCTCGGATTTGCCTTCTTTTCTCTGCCATGCTGGACTAGCCATTTGAAACTTTCAACTTGGGCTGGCGCAGTGGAATCATTACGTCTTCCATGAAGTCGCGTGAGAATGCCTCTGTGCCGATGTGAGGGAGACTGATTGACGGGTCAAGATAGATTGAGAAGCCATGTTCAATTGCTCTACGGCAGAACAAGTAGTCTTCGCCAATGTATTCACCGTCCATCACTGCAAATTCAAATACCGCGCTGTCTTTAGAAATGCCATCGTTGCCCGTGTATTGCCACTCAGGATGCGCTGCAATCATCTGCTCCAACACATGGCGACGAATCATCATGAAGCCTGTACCAATATGTAAGACCTGCACCATGCCGTTTTCATCAATTACCAATTCATTGTCTTCACCAATGAAGAAGTCAAGGAAGAAACGTCTATCGCTGGCTCGGCGCGGATAGATACCTGCGGTCACATCTTTGTTTGTGCTAAGCGCCAATAGTCTCAGAATTGCATCAGCATTCACAATCACATCTGCATCTACAAACAGTAGATCGGTGCAATCAGAACGCATGAATTCACCAACCAAAGCATTTCGCGCCTTAGTGATAATCGAACAACCTGAGACTTGGGATAACTGAATTTCAACGCCGTATTTGGCTGCTTGCGGAATAAGCTCTGCCAAGGCAAATGCTGATTTAATGTTCAGCTTGCCATCGTAAGCGGGAATCGCAATCATTAGCTTGCGACCCGCTACGTTCATAGGACGTTCATCATCAGCCATAAAACACCGTTGCGTGTATATCTGCTGCAAGAAACGCTCGGATACCGTTTGGGGCCAAAATACCTTCTCCGGGAACAACAATCGTAAACGCTGTAGCGTTTGACGCATCCGCTTGAAGCAACACATTTGTCCAAACAGTCACATTACCGCTTGTTGCGCCTGAGTTGGCAACAGTGACAGTAAACGTGTTTGCGCCCGTCACGGTTACTTGATATGGGTTGTCTGCCAAATTCCAATCCAAATACACCCACTGACCTGTACTCAA